GAAAGATTAAATCTGACTTATTTCTCCCCAGCTAGTTACTCTTCTGGTTCTAGTGATTCCTCTTCTGGTGAGAGCTTTACAGGAGTAACTTCGGATGCTCTCTTTGCAATCATCTTATAAAGTTGATACAAATCACGATCAGAGATGCCACGCTTATGAGCTATATATTTAATTGTAGGGCTCTTATAAGGTTTGTCCAGCCATTCTTGATCAATTATATTAAAATCTTGTTCCGTATCTTGTAGCGCTCTGTACTTCTCATACTTTGAAAAGATTCGTTTGAAGTCTTCTATAGTTCGCCCAAATAAACCATACTTCATACCGTTATCTACATAATCTACAAATTCTTCAAAATTTTTCTGACCATAGGCATGATCAGTAGATTGACTGATTCTCCAGTCTGTAAAATCAGAGTCCCAATCTGATTTGGCATGTTCGTGCATTGGATGTACGATTGAATTAAGTATTAATGTTTCAGGATAAATTGGAATAACATTACACTCTTCATCTTCATATAATTGATACTGACAATAGTATCCTGGCTCATTATCACAGCCAAATCCAATGTGCCATTTTTCATTCTTAATGAATCCATAAAGATCACATTCTTCTTCTGCTACAGAATTAATTATCTCAGAGATTTGTGTCTTAAGTTTTCTAAGTTGCTCAACTGTAATTTCTGGATTAATTACGAGTAATCTAAAGTATCCATCATCACCATTTACATATCTATCAACAATGATTACAATGATATTTAGTTTTTCCTTAAGTTTGGAGATTATTTTCTTAAGAGTATCAACTTGATAATCCTCATTGCCACAACACTCTCCCTGATTTGTAACAGTTGCACCAGAACCCTCGCCTTTAATAACATTGGTGATAACTCCATCAGGAGTAGCTATAGGTGTTCTGTTTGATTGACATATTATGTCCTCTAGTATCCTATATGCCTTACTATTGGGCTTAATATCAAATGCAGCAGCAATCTTTGGGATATAATGTTTCTTTTTCTGGTCTTCACCATAGGTAGTATCCATATGAAAGAAGTCTTGAGTTACTTTAATAAGCCTCCATCTTTCATAACCTTGTGATTTTGATGACATGATTTTAAATAGCTGATCAAATCCAATCTTATCACCAAACATTGTAAATTCACTTTCAGCACCTTTAGCATGCAAATCATTCTGGATTGCTTCTAATAAGGGATCATGAAATTTAGCTTGGGCAAGGTTAATACCAAAGCCAATAGGAATAAAAATACGATTTTTGTGTTTACGCTTATATGTTTGTTGATAAGCATAAGATGCTCGTATCATTTCCAATGAATTTGAGACATAAACTGCATCATCCTGCGCCTCTTGAGTATTCTTCTTGAGACTAAATTTTCTCCAACTATTTGCAGTTCGTTTAAGTCTACCACGCTCATGTTGCTTTTGCAATGTGTCTCTGGAGCTTCTCTCTTTTAGATGTAAGTTCTGATATTTAGCCATAGATTCAATAGGAATGTCATTTACTTTGCATTCTACTGGATTAGTTACATATAATTCTACTTCTGGCTTAATTTCAGCAAAGGCCGCCCTACCTCCTTGTGCATCCCATTTTGATAATCGAGACAACTCGTACTCAAGTTGCTCTGGGAAGAATTGATAATTCTTTTCTTGCATGCCTGAATAGAATTTCTTTGCAACTTCATCTGTATCAATACCATACAGTTTAATTGCAGGCACTCCAGGTTTAGCATTTCTTGACACTGCAAGAACCCTTTTCAAGTGTTCAAAGTCTGCTGGGTCTACAAACTTATGAAACTTTTCCTGATCGAGGCGTTCATAAACTACCTCACTTCCATTTCTAGAAGTATTATTCTGCATATTATCTCCTCCTTTAACAGAATAAGTTTAGTACTTATTATAA